CTACAGCGCTGGGTCATATGCGGCATTGAGGAAGGTCACTCCCTGGGCAATCGGCACGTCCGAAGAAGTGCTCGCGATGTAGTGCTGCAGCGCGGCATTCTTCTCGGCATAAGCCGAAGGCGAAACCGCCTGCTCAAGCCGGAAGATGCGCTCGGTGGACAGTGCCTGCCACTCATCACCACCGCCGGCGGCCAGGGCGTCACCACTGGCCACGGTGCGCAGCCGGTAGCTGCTGCCTATGCCCGAGGTGGTGGGCAGATACCAGTTGCCCGCCGCCACGTAGCTGCCGCCGTTGCCCTGGCGCGTGGAGATGGTGCCGTCGGTGTTGAAGCGCACGTAGGCGTTCGAAGCCACACCGCTGTTTACCTCGACATGCACCACGGTCGAGCCGAAAGGCACCGGGCTGGCCGAGACGGTGGCGTCGATCTTGACCGGGTCACTCCAGGCGCCAATGGTGGTGCCGTCGAGATCTTGGCGAGCCTTGCTCATCCACAAGGGCGTGCCGTCAGCGGCCGGAGGCGCGTCAGCCCAGCCTGAAGGCAGGCCGGCGCCGGTGGGTGTGGTGGGCATCGTGGCCGCACGGCGGAACACCAGGCGCTCGCTGGTTCCGTCAGCGCCCGGATCCCCATCGTCCCCGGGCGCCCCGTCCTGCACCAGGTCTGGTGCAGTGACCACCACCGATGCGGTGGCCGAGCTGGTGGAGGGATTGCCGCTCAGGTCTATGTGCCTGGCGTAGCGGGTGAAGGTGCCGGTGGCCGTCACCACTTCTTGCCAGCCGTTGGCCGTGCCGCGGAACAGCGGCGCCGGGCTGGCAGCGCCCCAGTCGGCGTCAGTGGCGCGCACCTCGGTCTGCCCGTAGTCCGCATCGGGGCACGGCGCCCACACCCAGGGAATGCGCCCCTTGCTCACCGCGCCGGTGAAGCCCGTCACGGCGCTGGCCGGCGTGCTCTTTCCTTGCACCACATGCCCGATGTACACAGGCGCGCTGAGCTGGCCCAGGCTGTTGCGCACCCGCGCCTCGATCGTGATGTTGTCGTCTTCCTGCACGCCGGTGAACGCTGCCCCAGTGGCGTCGCCAAGCGCGGGCGGCAGTTCGCGCCACGTCAAGTCTGCATTGCGCCTGTACCTCAGCAGCACGCGGCCGCGCGGCGCCACGTAGGGGCTGGTGATGGCGGACCAGCTCAGCACCACCTGAGGAACCACGGTACCGTCAGCCGTGCGCAACAGCGTGGCAGTGCCACTGGTGGCGCTCAGTCCTGACAGCGGCGCCACCATGTAGGGGTCGGGCAGGCCAGTGTTGGGCGTTGGTTCTGCCACGCCGGCGTCAGCTTCGTCCCAGATCTCTGGCGCGTCTTCCTGCAGGATCAGCACCACCGGGGCCTTGTGGCCGCACTGCCGGTCGGTCACGCGAAAGAGCTTCTTGTCGAGCTGGTATGTGCTGTTGCTGACCCGCACGCGCATGCCCACCTGCAGGCCCCAACACCTCAGCTTGGCGGGGTACTGAATGACCAGCCCCGAGCGCTTGCGCTCCACCTTGATGCGCAGCAGGTTGCGCACTCGCGCATTGCTGTTGGTGAAGGGAAAGGTGAAGCTGCCCCACAGCGGCACGCCCTGGTCTGCCGCTACCAGCACTGGGTTGGTGTAGGGGGGCTTGGCGTCTTCGGGCTGGCTGCGGCCTGCAGCGATGTACGTGGCCCGGGCGCTGTTGAGAAGATCGTCGGTGCCGGTGTCGGACTGGATGATCTCGATGCTGCCGGCCAGGTCTGCATCACTGAGGTCCAGCACCGGCGCCGCCCAAGCGCCGGCCATCAGCAGCCATTGCCCAGCGGGCACGGCCACGCCAGCCATGCACTCTTCTAGGTCTTGCAGCACCTTCTCGCGCGACATGTCGGAGTTGAAGGCGCCGTTGCAGGTGTAGCGCTTGCCGGTGTAGGGGCTGGCGCCGTCGTTCAGCGTGATGGGGACATCGCAGGCGTTGGCCGCTTCGATCTGGTACGCCACGTCGATGTCGAGCAGCCGGTCGACGCCGTAGCCCATCTCGCTGGCCAGGAAGTCGGCCTTGCACAGCGCGGCGGTGTCGCTCCACTCCCAGGTGGCCGGATTGTCGGCACGGTGCGCACCGCTGCCGCCAGGCACGGTGCTGTCCTTGCGGGGGTCGTACAGCAGTGCGCCGCTCATGTCGGCCGTGATGTTCGGAATGCCGCCTTGAAAGCGGCTGTCCTCGAGGTCGAGCGTGACGATCAGCCCAGCCATGCCGTGGCCGCGATGCGCAGACGTCCACTTGTCGGGCACCAGAGCAGTGAGGTAGCTGTCGGCGGCCTGGTCTGGCGTGCCGAGCAGCTTGCGCACGCGCACTGATGCTGACGTGGTTGCCACGCTGTAGCTCACGCGCACTGTCACGCCAACAGGCCCACGCAGCGTCAAGCCGGCGTCTTCGATCGTCACCGTCTCAGGTTGAGTCCCGCCAGTCCCACCCGAACCCGAGTAGGCCGTCAGCACCTGCACGGCGGGCTGCGGGAGCGATACCGTGCCGGTGAACACGACAAACCGCGGCGCATCTGCGTTCTGACGGAACGCACCGCTCACCGGCGCACCGTTGACGTCCAGCTCGCCGACAGGCACGCCGTCGATGTACACCTCATGGATCGCCTGCGCCTGGCGTGTCTGCAGGTGGATCACCAGGTGCTGCAGCGCGTCGGCCTTGGTATAGGCGCTGCCATCCTCTCGCGTGCCGGTCTTGTCAGTGGTGAAGATGGCCATCACGTCGCCGCCTGTGATGCACCGCCCATATACGCACCGGTGCGGAGGCTCGGCGGTGAGCACAGTGATGGCACGCGCCTGCAGCCCTTCATTGAAGGCCCGCACTTGCGCAGCTCGGGCAGCCTTGGCCTTTTTTCGGGCCTCGACACCGCCGTACACAGTGCCGGCGGCGATGAGCGCATATCCGACCTGCGGGAAGCCCGCAGCGGACACGATCGTGCCGAGGATCTGCAGCGCTTGCCCAAAGTCAGCAAACGCCACGCCAGGCATACCCAGCAGCACCAGCACTGCCATAAAGCGCAGCACGTTCTTCATGCGCGATCCCTCAACGGCCAGGCGGCCACAGCCGCGCTCATTTGCAAGAAAACATGGAACCCGTCCGAGGACATCACGACGGCGTACGCACCCATGCAGACGCCTACGATCTGCCCCGTGAAGATGGGCCCGCCAGACTCCAGGCGCAGCGGAAGCAGCACCACATCACCAAGCTGCGCAAAGGCCGGAGCGATTGGCTCGCGCTCGAGCTGGCGCGTCCAGGCCGCCTGCAGGCTGCCGCCTAGGTCCTGAATGAGGCGTTGCGCCTGCAACGCAGAGGTGGTGCGCGGCAGACCGGCCATCGGGTTGCGGCCAGTGGCCCGCTCCACCCAGCCGGCGGCGAAGTGGCAGCAGTTGGCGCCCTCCCAACTGAAGTTCATGCCGACGCTGTCTTGCATGTAATCACCCAGCAGCTCAGCCAGCGACGGCACACGCACGCGGCTCATTCGTCGATCTCCTGAAATCGCTTGCTGAGCCAGGTGTAGGGCTGCTCCACCAGCGACTGGATGTACTGGCAGAACAGGTCACCGGGGTAACGCTGCTGGTGCTGGGCGTCCGTCACGCGCAGGCCCAGCGCGGCACGGCTGCGAGCCAAGCCCACGCGCGTGCAGGGCATCTCGATGCGGCCTTTGACGCCGCCCTGCCCGCTTTGGCGCGGCACGCGCACGGGCTCCATGAAGCCCAGCCATTCAATCTGCCGCTGGCCTCGTGCCTTGAACTCGCTGTTGAAGAGCTGCAGCGAGATGACGACCCGACGGCCGCGATAGGCCGTGGCCGGCCCCATCACCAGGGCCAGCACGGCCTCGTTGGTGATGCCAAGGCTGAGCTTGATCTTCTCGGCCCGGCCGTCTTCACTGGTACTGATGGGATCCAGGCGCAGGAAGTCGCCGACACCGCGGTACTCCAGCCCATCCACCGTCACGTTCAACGGCAAGGTGCAAAGCCGCAGCACTCCGCCAGCGAAGTGCATATCGACCAGGTAGGCGCTGGCATAGCGGCCGCTCTGCAGCTGCGCATCGCCGTCGGAGCCAAAGCTGCGGATGCTCATAAGGCAACTTCCTTCAGCGCGGTCAGGCGCGATTCTTGGCCCCGCGCAAAGAGCAGCAGCAACTCGTCGGCGCGGAAGCCGCAACGAGTGCTGCCAGTGAGGGGCGCGCTCATGACGGAATGAGCCCCCGGGCCTGCAAGTCCTCGACCAGCGCACTGTTGGACTGCTCGAGCGCGCCGTACACCAGGGCCGCCACTTGCGCCTGGTCGGTGCGGGCGTCGATGGTGATCTGCGGCGCGTTGGTGATCTGGAAGCCGCCACCCGCGCCACCGGCGGCCGGGTTGAAGCGCTTGGGGATGACGGCCTCGCCCTCGTGCAGCATGGCCACCATGTTGCGCGGCACGTAGTTCGTGCCGGTGGCCAAGGGCGGCGGACCAATTAGGTCGGGGCTGACGCTGTAATTGGCCGCTGAGGGGGTGCCGACGTTGGTGTAACCGCCGGCCAGCGAGCCGATCAGGTTGATGAGCGAGCCCACACCGCCGCCACGGCCGTCCGCACCAACCGCAGCCGTGGCCAGCGCATCCACTAGGCGCGCAGTAACCCGCGTGTACAGCGTGTTGGCCAGCGCTGCGGCGAAAGCCTGTGCCGGGTTGTTGCTGTCGCGGAACGCTGCACTGATGGCGTCGCGCGTGTCGGCGTAGAGCTGCTTGCCGGTGTCTTCAGCCAGCTTGTCGCTCGCCCTGCGGAGATCGACCTCCAGCTTGCTCCGCGCCAGCGCACCCTGCTCATCGACCAGGCGCAGCGCCTCATCGCGAGCGCCGCCGCTAAGGCCCTGGGCCTCAATGCGCCGGCGGGAAATGTCGAGGTCCAGCGCGATGAGGGCCTCGCCCCGCTGCCGCTGGTCTTCAATCAGTTCAACGGCGGCGCGCTCGTTTGCGTCCAACATCTGCTGCAGGAAGCCCGCCTCGCCGGTCAGGCGCTGCGCCTGGCGCTCGGCATCCTTCAACAGCACGTTGTCGAAGAACGCCTGCCGCTCGCTTTCGGCCTTCTCGCGGCGCGAGGCCAGCAGCTGCCCGTCGCGCGCATCGAGCACTTCGAAATCGCCAGAGATGTACGGCCTCTCGCGGTCTTGTCGGCCCTTGCCGGCCGCCGCCGCTCGCGCATCGGCCTCGGCCTTGGCTTGAACAGCTCGCGCATCCATCGCCTGCCGATCGGCAGCGCGGATCATGAGCTGGCGACTTTCGCGCAGCGCGGTGAGCTGCGCTTGGATGCCGTTGACATCAGCCAACGGGGAGCTGCTGAACGCCGGCAGCTTTGCCAGCTTTTGAGCCTTGGCCAGGTCCTGCTCGACCTTGGCGATCTGCTGATCGATGGTCGACTCACGGCCAAAGCCCACCATGGCATCCCAGGCCTCTTTGGCTGTGTCGCGGACGCCGCGCCAGCCCCTCTCCAGGTAGCCCAGGGATTGATTCATCTCCTGGCTTCGGCCCACGGCCGACTTCGCAAACGCCTCTTGAGCCACGACGGCGGCTTCCTGCGCGCGCCCCTGTTCTGTCAGCGCCTTGATCTGCTCATAGGTCGCCAGCGTCAGAAAGTTGTACTGCCTGTTCAGGCTAACTGCCGCCCTCAGCGGATCCTTGCCCAGCTCGGAGAACGCGGCAACAGTCTTTCTGACGTCGACTGCCAGCTCTCGCTGCATCGCAATGGCGGCCTGAACAGCCGGGCCTAGCGTGGCGCGCGAGACGTTCCCGGCAGCCACTAGTTGCGCCGCGACTTCAGCCGCTGCACCTTGCGTGCCGCCAACGGTTTCGCTGGCAGCGCGTGCCAGCTCGCCAAGCTGGTCGACAGTGACGCCAGCCTGATTGCCAGTGAGCAGCATTGCCCGGCGGTACTCGTTCAGCTCCTGAATGCCTTGGTAGGTGGCTACGGCCGCGGCTCCGACGGCTGCGCCTATCGCTGTGATACCCACCGCAACAGGCGTGATTGCCGTGCGAAGAGCAGACATCGCAGGCCCGATGCCGCCAAAGCTGTCTTTGATCTGCCCACCCTGCTGCAGCAGGATCAGAAACGGGTTCTGACCTCCAGCAAGCTGAGTGGCAATGTCGGTGAACTGGGCAGGCAGCGTGCGCATCGCCGCGGCCGCTTGGCGTGCGCTTGTCTCGGCTGTCTTGCCGACGCTGGCTATGGCCGCGTTGGTGCGCTGCACCGGTGCCGGCACACCGGCATCGTCCAGACCCAGCTTGATGGTGACGTCGTTGCCAGTGCTCAATCGCCACCCCTCAGGACTCGCGCAGCGCGTGGAGCCAACAGCTCAAGGGTTTCAGCCATTTCTCTGAAGAGCCTTCCAGTCCAGAGCCTTGGCGGCAGCGTCCATGCGCACCTTGAACTCGACGCCGTCGACGCTCCAGCCGTTCTGCTGTTCCAGCGTGGGCGCCTGGTTGCCGTCGAGGTAGTCAACGACCACGGTGTCGTGCATGGCCGGGTCGGCCGCACCGTAGTAGATCGACGCGCTGGCGTCGTCCAGGCGGGCATCGCTGACCACTTCGAAGGTGCCGGCCACGCTGTTGGGCACGGTGTTGTTCTTCGTGGTGGTGCTGAGCACCTCGACCTGGCTGTCGCGCACGACCTTGGCCGCGCCTTCCAGCGCGATCGGCACGATCAGGTAGCGCATGCGGATGTTCAGCGAGCCCGTGTCCTGGCCCACGTCCTTCTGGCGGGCCATGGCCACGCGCATCAAGTCGATGGCTGCGGTGCTGGGCGCGGCAGCCGTCTGCAGGTTGGCATGGGTGGCGTCGAACAGCGTCACGCCGTCGGCCATGGCCGGGTTGCCGGTGAGCACGGCGTAGGCCAGGTTGCCCACGGTGCGGATGGCCGCGCGGCCCATCTTGCGCGGGATGCGCGAGAAGGCGTCCAGGTCGTCGTTGATGATCGTCTGGCGGTTGACGGCGAAGATCTCGCCATAGGTGGCCAACACGCGGGGTTCGGCACGCTCACCCAACGTCACGTACTTGTACTGACCACCAGGAGCAACCGAGCGCAATGAGGGGAAGCTGCCCAGGTCGACTGTGCTTTGCACCTTGAAGTCGGGCAGGCTGCCGGGAGTGGTCCAGGTCTGGAAGGTCTCGTCGGCCTCGTCGTAGCCCTTCATCATCGCCTTGGTGGCGATGTTGGCCAGCAGCAGCGGGAAGTCGCTGGCCCCGTGGGTGAAGGCCATGGCGATCATGTCCATCTTGCTGCCCGGTACGTCGCGCACGCCTGCGTGGTCGAGGCAGGCGCGCGCCAGTTCACAGAGCGAGTAGCCGCGATAGGGGTTGCGGCTGTCGTTGACTCGAAGACCCGCGCGGATTTCGAGGGCCTGCAGCAGGGCCACTGAGTGCGGGCGAAGAGGTTGGAGATGCATGGTGTTTGTCCTTTGCCTCAGTGCCTCAGGAGAGCTCCATTCCCGCAGCCTGAGCCTCTCGGAAGACACGCTCAAGTTCGCCATTGATCTCCGCAATCGAGGCGTCCAGCTTCTTCACTGCATCGGCACGCGCTGCGAGCGTCAGGCCGTCCGAAGGCAGGTCGAGTCGATCAACAGCGCTCATGAGCGCCGCCAGGACTTGCTCCTTCATGAGCCCAAAGACGAGTGCATCGATCAGCCCGCACGGCGCGGGGTCGCCATACCGGCTCGGATGAGCGAGCAGACCCAGGTCCGCATCCACTTTCTGCTGGGAAGAAAAGAACCGCTCGGGTTCGCGGGCCATCGGCACGAGGCGCGCCGTGAGTTCTTGAGGGAACGCGGTCGCTCTGGCCTCAACAGCGGAACGGAGCTTTGCCTTGATCTCCTCGCGACTGGCCGGCGCCGACAGGATCGTGGCGCGCTGCTTCTGGAGCGCTGCGACCTCGGCACGCAGTTCATCGATACCTGCCTGGACTTCGTCCCGGGCCTTGCGCTGATTCTCGAAGAGCTGCTTTACTGACTGGAGGCCGCGTGCCGCAACGTCACGGGCGGCAGAGGTGAGCGTGTTCATGTGTCGAGGCTGCTTGTTGCTGAGCCTCCATGCTCAAGTGACGCGGTTGAAATCGATAGGGGTCAGCTCTTCAACATGGGCAAGAAAATCAGATCCAGGATCGATCTCGCGCCGAGGCTGCTCGCATCGTTGAGCGCTGTTGCGAAGTAGAGCGCCACTTGAGCGCGATCATCGAAAGCGCTCTCGGGCGGTCCGCCAAGTGCGTTCCAACGCCGCCAGCTCCCTCGATCAATGAAGGCCTCCCATGCGTGAGCCACTCTGCATGCTGCGGTCCAGGGCCTGAGGTCACCAGCCCGGACCTGACTCAGCAGGCCGACTTCCTCTGCGTACTGAGTGACGAATCCATCGCGCAGCCTTCGCCACTCGCGTCCGATGTCTTCGTTGATGCCCAACGCCGCCTGCAGCGACTGCCTTCCGCCAGACCGGATCCAGTCGCCCACAACGCGGGACAACGACTCGATGTCTGCGCCGCTCGTTTCACGGAGCGCCAAGCGCTTCAACAGCTGCAGACCCGCGCCCTGTCCAGCCGTCCCATGCGACAGCCAGAACTCCCGCAGGAAATCGCGCGGTAGGACAAGCCCGGGCTCGTCTACAGCTGCTGCCGCGGGGACTGCGCCTGGTGGCGCAATGACGCATCGATCCTTCAGCCTGCCAGCCAAGCGCGCGGCCATCTGAGTCGCCTCGACCTCCGGCAACGCAAGGTCAGCCATCAATACATCCCGCACCTCGAAAACAACCTTGATGAAGGCCTCAACCCGAATCGCATCCAGCTCCCATGGCGAGCGCGAGCAGAGGTCTTGCGTTTCCGCATCGGGAGGCATCTTCCGGCTCGCAATCACAGCCTGTTCTGCCATTCGTCGCTTCCTAGAGCGGTGGCTGGCCGCGGGGGCAGCGGCCGGCGGGGTGTGCTGGGCGTTGCCATGGCCGGCAACGGCGGCGGCGCGCCGTCGGCCAACACCGGCGCCGGTTCGGCGGGCTGGCTGTCAGCCAGGGCCGCCGTGTCGAAGAGGTCGGGCTCCATCGCGCCCATCACGCGCGTCCACTGCCGGTCGGTCCAGCGCGGCAGGTCGTCCAGCTCGGCCAGGAATAGGCAGTAGACGGTGCAGTCCAGCGGCTCGTTGCGCTTGCCGCTGGGGCACTGCCAGCGCTGCTCGACGCCGCGCAGCGTGCGCACGGGCACGCGCTGCTCGGCCGTGAGGCCGTCGAAGAAGCGGTCGGGCAAATCAGCCGCGAAGTGCATGCGGCCCGGGCCCGAGCCTTCAAGCTGCAGGCGGCCGTGGATGAGGTCTTTGGCGGTGTCGGTACCGACGTGCCAGAGCTCCACGCCCTTGCGCTGCACGCGGCCCTTGAGGTTGATGTCCTGCAGCGAGCGGCGGGCCTTGATCGGCTTGCCCGGCTGGCTGTCGCCCTTGACCGCCTTCACGCCGCGGGCCTTGTGCTTGCGCGCGAAGGCGTAGGCCAGGTGCGTCTGGTAGCCGGTGTCGATGGCCGCCGTGCCGCAGGCCAGCCGGGCGCCGGTGGCGGTGGGGTAGCTCATGTTGAGCAGGGGCTCGATCTTGGCGTCCCACTCCGCCATGTCGCCGGTGTTGCCGTAGATGACCTGGTAGTCGATGGCCCAGCTTTCGTCCTGCGGGCCGAAGGCCCAGGTGACCATCTCCCACCGGTCGGCCTGCACGTCGAAGCTCTGTTTGATGACGCCGGCGCCGCGGGGCACCACGCCCATGGGCAGGCCCTCGGCCTTGGCCCGCTTGCGCAGCAGCTCACCGTCGGTCTGCTCGAAGTCGTCTTCGTAGCACTCGGCCAGGGTCTCGTTGGTGAAGCCCTGCAGCGGGCCACTGTCGCCGGCCTTCTTGGCCTTGTAGGCCTCGCGCCCCTCACGCACGATGTCGGCCCAGGTGCGCTGCGGGCTGTAGGCGGCCCACAGCCCGATGAAGGCCACATGCCGCGGCGCGCGGATGGGCTTGCCGTCGGCGGCGCGCCAGGTGCGATCAGCGCCGTAGCGCACGCCGGTGCGGTCGCACACCCAGGCGCCCTGCTGCCAGACGCGCAGGTAGTCGGCCTGGGCGATGCTGCCGTGGCAGTGCGGGCACACATGGCGCACGGTGGTCTCGGGCTTCTCAGCGGCGCTGTCCCACTTGAAGCCGTGGGCAATCTTCTTGTCGCCCCAGATCAGCGGGTGCTCGCAGTCGCAGTGCGGGCAGGTGATGCGGTACCGCAGCCGGGCGTCAGCGGCCAGCTCCTGGCGCTCAATGTGGCTGTGGCCCTTCAGGCGGGGCGTGGTGCCGCACACCAGCTTGGGGAACGGGGCGCCTTCGAGGCGGCCGCGCGCCAGCGTGACGGGGTCGGCGCTCTTCTCGACCTGCTGATCGAAGCCGTCGATCTCATCGAGCAGGGCCACGGCCACGGTGATGCGCCGGTAGGCCCGGGCCGCCTTGCCGCCCAGGAAGTGCTGCACGCTGCCGCGGAAGGCCTTGAACTTGATCGTGTCCTCGGCGCCCTTCGTCATGCGCCTGGCGGCGCGCACCGCGGGCACCTCGGCAATCATGGGCTCCACCTCGGTCTTGACGAAGCTGTCGCGGTCGTCGTCGGTGGGCTGCCAGAGGGCCAGCTTCCGCTGGCGGTGCGCAGCGTTGTAGCCGATGAAGGCCGTGAGGCACTTCGTGTAGCCGGTGCGCTTGGCCTTGCGGATGTCGACCTGCTCGATGTCGTCGTTGCTCATCGCATCGAGCCAGCCGATCTGGAAGGGCCAGGGCTTCCACTGTCCCTTGCGGTGGCTGCTGTCGGCCGACAGCACGAAGTGCTCGCGCGCCCAGTCGGCCAGCTTGGCCGGCGGCTCAGCCTTCAGCGGCTGCACGCCTAGGCGCAGCGCACGCTGGATGGCCTCGCGCGTGACGCGCGGGATCTCGTAGCGCACTCGACGCGGCCTGGGCTGCACGCTCATGGCTTGGGCATGCCTTCCTCTGCATTTTCGGCTGCCGGGTCAAGCTCGACGCCCAGGCCGGGGCCTTCGTCTTCGTCAGCTTCGTCGGACAGCTCATCGAGGGTCTCGGTCGACAAGCTTGCGGTCCCGCGCACCCACTCATTGCGAGCGGCGTCGATGACCCCAAGCACGACGGCGCGCGCCTGCTCGTCCAGCGCGGGACACTGCATCACCAGCTCGGCGCTGAGCGCATCGAAGCGGTCGACTACTGCCGCACTGGTGGCAGCCAGTACATCGGCCAGCAGCCCAATGGGCGCGTAGTCGCCCTGCGCGACCGCATTCTTGATCCGCTGTCCGATGCGCTGCTCGCGTGCCAGCAGGGCGCGCTCGATGGTCAGCTCTTGCCCGCGGCCGGCCGCCTGCTCGCGCAGGCGTTCCGTGTAGGCCAGCAGCCAAGCCGCCAGGGTTCCGCCGCGCGGCAGTATGCCTTCGGCCAGCAGCGCAGCCACCCGCGGCTGAGTGATGCCGACCATCGTGGCGAAAGCCTCCTGGGTGGCCACCTGATCTAGGGCAACGATCATCGAATCACCCCCTTGGGAAGTAGACGGAACGGTCTGCAGGTGAGGCTCGAATGACTCGCCCACCGAAGGGCTGGATAGGACCCGTTGACCCCCCCCACCCCCACCCCCACCCCCACCCGGGCTACGGTCGACCCGGCAGGTCCTTCCGCGTAGAGCAACTTCAGCAGCACCAAGCCGGATGCACCGATGCATGCCCGGGCCGCACGCTGGGCCAGCGCTTCGAGGGGCTCGCCTGGCCAACGCATGACAGGCTCAGGCAGCGCGGGAGGGGATGCAGCCACGCCGACGACGCCCTCGCGCGAGTGGCCGTGCAACGCGATGCGGACTGGGGTTCGTTTGTTGTAGGGCATAAGTTTCTTCGTTGAAGCTGTGGCCGTAGTACCCGCCTTGGCGTTCCACGCATACGTCTCGCCCCGTCCCGTCTCATGTCTCACCCCTAAAGGGGGGTGAGACGAGACGAGACGGTTTCGGGCTGTCTCACTTGTTCCATTGAGACGGAATGAGACGCGAGACGGCATCACGCCGACTCCTTGGGGAGGTAGACCTGGCCTGCCACCTCGACCACGATGCCGCCATTCAGCAGTTCGTTTACAGCGCGATAGACAGAGGCCCTGGCCACACCCTGCGGCTCCAGCGCAGCTACCAACACAGCGCGCCTCGCACCCGTCTTGTGACCGGCCAGATAGGCCAGCACAGCCTGTTGCGCCGCGGTAAGTCGACGCGGGCCGGCAGCCTTCTGCTCACAATCCTCAGCCACCACGGCGCAGGCAGTCACAGGGTTGCCCCATTCGTCAAGGGATAGCTCGACCGGCACCAGCTTGAAGGCCAGCTTCTCGCCAGCGCCGCCCAGATCGCGCTGTTTCGTCACCTTGGCGTAGTGCGTCTTCAGTGCGTCGTCTTTGGACACCTCGATCTCGGTATCCAGGGCCGCGCGCAATGACGAATGGCCTCGCGCGCCGCGGCTTTCGTCTTTGCCCGCGTGATGGATGAGCAGAAGGGTTGCGCCCGTCTTGGCTCGTATGCGGTCGCACGCGCCCACCAGGCGCGCCATGTCCACCCCGGTGTTCTCATCGCCACCAACCATGGCGCGCGCGACCGTGTCGATGACGATCATGGACACCGACTCTTCAATGTCCCTGGCCGCTTGCACCACCGTCTGCACCAAGTCATCGACATCGGTGCTCGGGTCCATCAAGTTCAGAGCGCAGGGGATGAGCCCGAACCTTCCAGGGCTGCGCCCAAAATGACGGCGGTAGGCCGCCAGCCGCGCACGGATGGATGAGGGCCCCTCGCCCGCCACATAGAGCACAGCGCCGCGCCTGGTGCGACGCCCCAGGAAATCGGCGCCCTCTGTGATGCACATCGACATGTGCCCTGCGAAGTAGCTCTTGCCACTGTTGCTTGCCCCGTAAATCATGGCCAGGTCGCCGATGTTGAACAGGCCTTCCACCATTTGCGGCCTGGCCTCGATCTCATCCGGCATGTCGGCGGCCCACTCAAGCGGGATGGCAGGCGACTGCCCTGGCCTTTCGCAGAAGGCTTCGAGCTCATCCAGCGCTGCGTGAAGGTCCGCACGCAGGACCGCGTCATCAGAATCACCCGCCGCCAGCCGCTTGATGCGCTGGCGCAGTTCTAGACGCCTGCGCTCTCGACAGCCAGCTACCACTTGGCGCGCGTAATCTGCCGCGCGCGCCGGATTCGGCGTGGCCAAGCAGAGCTCGCTCAGGAACCCAACTCCCCCCACGCGCTCCAGCTCCCCGCGCCCGCGGAGCGCGTCGCACACCGACACCAGATCGATGACGACACCTGCTGCATGCAGATCTGCTGCGGCTGCGTAGACGGTGGAATGCCGCGGATCGACTAGATCTGCGCCTCGCATACCGACATCCGAATGCACACGCTCAAAAGCGCCCGGATCCAGCAGGATCGAGCCGAGCACCGCATGCTCAGCCTCCTGAGGCCAACCCGCCAGTGGCAGCAACGCAGCTCCCACGCTCACCAGCCCCGCACGCGAAAGAATGCTCCCGCGACGGTCACTGCTTGCCGCCCGCCTTCAGCGCTTCGACCCTGCGCCGGAGGAGTTGATGAGGCTCGCTGGCCGGCTCGGCTTGGCGCGGCATTGCCGCGACCGCCGCCTCCAGCTCGCTGCGCACCCAGCGCAGCAATCGAGGGCCAAGCACCACAGCCGGCGGCACCAAGCCTGCGGCACGCATCTTGTGGAAGGTGCGCTCACTGGTCCCATAAACCTCGCGCGCTGCCTGCTCGGCTGTCAAAAGGGCTGGCGCGGGCGCGCTTGCCTTGCGCTCGTGCGGCGTGCCGCGGGCCGGGGTGTCTGTGGTCACTTAGTGGCTCCATTCGTTCACTACGATGGAGCTAATGTTTCCCTTTGCACCATTCTGCGCATAGGGCGCGAAGTGACTTCAAGCCCGGGAAAGTGCAGCCGCGCTACCCCTTCTTCGCCTCAGCTCGTACTCTGCGAATGTGACGTGCACCGACGCTCACGCCCTTACCCTCAAGGCGCCGCCTGACGGCTTCACTACTGGCGGTCGTATTGCTGACCGCTGCCTCCAGGATCAGCGCCTTGGCGCCCCTCGGCGGCCGGGGCTTGGTTCGCTGCCTGTGCAGCTTCTCCGCCTGGTCGCACTGCGCTTGCGCGTATCCAAGAAGCTGCAACGCTTCCACCAAAAAGACCCGCCCACCCCAAGCCTCGGGCACACCCCTTATGGCGTCGAGGCGCGACAAGGCGCGGCGCAGATTCGCTGCCGCGGCGGCGGCTTCAATGGTGTGAAGCGGCAAAGAATCCAGCCGACGGGAAACAGCCTCGCCGAGGCTGTCCAATCCACGCACCAGGGCCAAGGCGTCCGAGCCCTCCCCAGTTGCCGCCGCCTGTCGCAACAGCCCGATGAGCTCGCGGCTTTCGACCAGGTCCTGCAAGGCCCGCTGGTGCGCAGCGAGCTGGACACGCTCGCGTGCACGCTTCGCGGCGGAAGCGGCCGGGTCTTTCGGCTCGGCATTACTCATGCCGTGGCTGCTCCACTCGCTGCTTGTGACCGCTCGACCAGCTCAGCCTGCTGCAGTACCGCCAGGGTGCGGATGGTGAGTGAAGACACGAGGTCGCACGTGCCAAGCGCATAGTCAGAGGCCATTGCCAGGAACGAGTCGACGGCCTCGCGCTGGTCTTCGTCTTGCGCCATCCGCTGCAACACTTGCAGGCATTCCTGCGAGTACATCGCACGCGCGTTCAGCTGGGCAAGCTCCCCGCCCAGACCTTGCACGAGGGCGCGCAAGTCGGAAGCCCGCATTTCTGCAAACTCGCGCAGGGTCTCATGCTGCTGCAGTAGCGGAGCGATGCTGCAGGGATGGCCCAGGTAGCTGTTGACGGTCGGGGTACGATTTTCAGTAGCCATGATGTGCGGTTCCTTTCAGGGTTGCACGCTGTGGTTAGGCCGGCTTGGTGTGTCAGCACCTTGCCGGCCGCCTTGCCGCAGTAGCTGCGCGACGCCAGTGCCCCGGTGCCGCCGGGGCTCGGATGGCAGCCAAAACTCGAATTAGCGTTTTGGTTCTAAATCAAGAGGTTAAGGACGCTTCCGGGGCTGCCAGTACCTGGGCCCACCCCCGGGTCGCGCTTCACCTGGCGTCATGCTGCAGCTCTGCTGCTGAACGGCAGAACCGCGGCCGACGGCTGCGCCAGGTAGGCACTCCACGCCAAGAGCAACGCTCGCCGTTCGTCATTGAACTGTGCCCGCATGTAGGCCTTCCGTACGAGATCAGTCTCGCTATGCGCCAAGCACGCCTCGATGACGTCAGGCCGCGCGACCCCGAGCTCATTCGCCCACGTGCTGAAGGTTGAGCGTGCAAGCCCGTGCACGGTGGTCTCGTTGCGCACGCCCAAGCGGTTCAGAACCGCCAACATCGCCATGTTGCTCTGTGGCTTGCTCCCCCTGCCTTTTGCGGTCGAAGGGAAAACATAGCGCGGATCCTGTCCCTGCTGCGCTTTCAGGATCTCAACAGCGCGAGGCGACAGAAACACAGTGTGTTCCTCTCCCCCTTTCATGCGGTGCGCGGGCACAACGTGCGCCCCTGCGACGAGATCAATCTCGGACCATTCGGCCAATAGAGCTTCGGACGTTCGTGCCGCGGTCAACACGGTGTACTCAAGGCATCGCGCAGCGGTGCCAGGCATCGCGCGCAGCCGCGCCAGCAATGCAGGGGCTTGCCTGTAGTCGAGCGCCGCGAACTGGCCCGCCTTCTTGGGCCGCGCCTTGCCGAGCTTCTTGGCGATGGTGGCCGCGGGGTTGCTCATGCAACGCCCATGAAACTGAGCGTCAACAAACACGGTATCCAGGCGCTGGCGGATGCGACGCACCGTCTCGGCCAGGTTGGAGACATTACGCGCCCGCTCGTGGGCTGAGACGCCCTGCAGGGCCTCCAGCAACTGAGGCGCAGTGATCGAGCCGATGGGCGCGTGCCACACCGACGCGGGAACGTGGTTCTCCAGGCTGCTGATCCACTGCGCAGCGTGCACCGGCTTGGCGACGGGCTCGATCTCTCGCTCGTGATAATCACGAGCGCAACGGGCCAGCGTCCAGTGTGCAGCGGCTTTCGCGGCCTTCTGCTCACTTGCCTGCCCAAGAGCCGCCAGCCGGCGCTCTTCACGCACCGCCAGCGGGTCTCGCCCTTCCCGGAGGAGTTCCCGGGCATCCTGCGCCGTTGCGCGCGCAGCAGCCAGTGTCTGGCCAGCTTGCGGCAGGCTGTCTCTGTATGCGACCCCCAGCCCCATTTCACGGCGCCGGCCGCAAGGCGCGGTGTACCGCAGCACCCAGGAGGCCCGCCCACAGCCGATGCGCAGCACCAGGCCGCCGCCATCCGCCAAATGACCGTCCTCTGCCGCCAGCACTTGACGCGGCGTGAGTATGTGCAGCCGCGCCAGTAAGCCTTGAGTCTTCGCCAT